CTTGATCTGCATTTCCATTGAAGAAGTAAAGTTTTTGGCGATCTCGTTAAAATCAGGGCGAGTTTTTCTATCGTCCATCGCACGTTTAGACGTGATTGTACGTGTGCGCTTAAACCTACCCGTCATGGCGGGTCCTTCTTTTCAGAATTTTTTTAAAGTTGTTATTCTTGTTCGTCGACTTCGGCGGCAAGAAGTTCAAACTCAAGCAACGATGCGATGAAATCATCAGATTCAAGTGACTTTGATTCGCCATCTTGTCCTCCTGCGACCCATGACGTTGGAATAAGTGATTCAGCGCCAAGAGCCTGTGCGCGCTTCATGATATGCAGTTTAGCTGCTTTCTTATCACTCGCGCGACCATATGCTTGAATTGCATTTTCCAAGTCAGCTTTTGTTGCAATTGGGAAAGAACCGTCTGGAAGAGCAGTTCCTTCTTTTGCCATTGCGTTTCTCATGTCCTCGCTAAAAGCTCTTTTAAGTGCAATCTCAGCTGCTTCTGCTTCGATATCTTCTGCTTCTTCTGGCTCGTAAACGTCGTAACCCATTACTTCGCCGTCAAGCGAAACAAAAACGTCGTAAGACTTTCCATTGATGCCTTCAATTTCTACTGCGTAAGTATCAAAACCTTCAAACACATCTGGCTCAACAGCAACCACGTTTCCTTCAATTGACTTGACAGCAATTTCTGCTGCTTCAGACATGTCGATCACCATCATGTTTTCAAAAGCAGACTTCTGTTCAAATGAGTCACTGTCTAACTTGTGCCAGCCGAGAACTTCTGCTGTGGTTCCGTCAACGAACATCTCAACTGCTCTTCCGTCTTTAACTTGTACGTCAACAACGAACATGTCAGCGTCAGATGAGTAACCAGAGTCAATGACCTTGCCGTCGAACATGTCTTCGGCAATTCCTTCTACGTGGAGAAGTCCTGGCATTCCCTTTTCTGCCATGCAACCGCCTGGGCAGTCATCGCAAACAGATGACCCACCAGGGTAAACTTTGCGATCAATTCCGCATAGGTAAGCCGTCTTACCAACTGCAGCAAGATCCATGCCCATGCTTGCGAGTCTTCTTTTGCGCATTTTTTCCATGTCTGAAGTAGGCATCATTCCTTCTTCTTCCTCTTCATCCTCTTCGGGCATTTCTTCTTCGCCTTCTTTCATGCGAAGCGCTCTTCTGGCAACGCCCATTCCCCAGCCTTTTTCCATTTCGTCTTCTTCTACCGCCATAGGCTTTCGCGGCTTTACGATGCCCTCTTCTTCTTCGTCCTCTTCGTATTCCATTTCGGAATCGTCGGTAGCGTCTCCCTTTGTGTATCCCATCTCGTCTACAGACATCTTCTTCTTTTTCTTCTTTAATGGCTTTTGATTTTCGTCGACACCGTAGCTGTTTTCTGGCATACCGTCGGTCAGGTTGCCCATCATCTCTTGTTCAAGCGGCGAACCCTTTATTTGCACAGGCATCGCTCCGCACTTGCCACAAACTTTTGCACCTGCTTCAAAGCCGCACTCACTAGAGCCAAGACCCTTTGCGCATTTGGTGACATTTCCGTCACTGTCAATCTTGACAACTGCTTTTTCGTCGTAACTCATTTTTATGTGGCTCCTTGTTTAATATTGCTCGTTGTTGAGCAACATAAATTCGTGCTTGTAAAACTCTGGTTGTAAAATTATACGCCATATGGCTGTTGCCATTGGAAGTATTGATAAATAACTGAACACTGTTAACACTTAATTTAATTTTTATTTCTTGATGAAACAGGTTCGGTTGTTTTGTCTATGAAGGTTGACATTGCTGCTTGCGCCATCTTGTCCATTAGTTGTGCAAATATTTCCGCACGTGAACCACCAGTTTCTACTTGCCTGTCTACAACAGCCATTACTGCTTCAAGTATTTTGTCTGTCTCTTCCTGTGTGGTTAGTAATACTCCAGCGTTGGTTCTTCTGGATCCAGTCTTTCCTGACTCTTGACGCTTCATGATTGTTTGAAGCAAAGAAAGGGAATCTGCGGTCTTTCTGTCTCCGGCTTTTTGAGCCTCGGTTATTTCTTTTGGCAATGAATCTTCTATTTGTTTGAACCAAGTTGCTTCTGCGTTTATTTGAGTTCTTCCCGCTTTTTCTCCGTCTGCGCTTCTGCTAGAAGAAAACCCTCTTGCCATTTTCTTGCGTTTTGTTGAGTCAAGGTATGATTGAGCAAATTTCCTCTTTGAATCAAAACCTTCAACTGGTGGCCTTGGAGCGTTTGATTCACCCCGTACAAGAGAGGCACCTATTGCTGATGGACCTAAATCATCTACTTCTGGGTCTTCTGATGATGCAAGTCTCGATGCGTCTACTGCGTCAAGTTCACCCCTTGATCCCCTGTCTATAAATTTGTCTTTTGCGTAGAAACCGTCAAGGGCTGCGAGTCTTCCGTCCAGTATTTCGATACCGCGTTGCACGTTTCTATCTGCCGGAGTCATGTTTCTCGTGTCCATTGTGGAGGAGTGCTTTTCAATTGCGTCCCTCATATCCGTTATTCCATCAAGAGTAAGGTCGTCTTCAAGCGCTATTGAAAGGGTGTCTATTAATTTCGCATGATCTTTCTTGTTGCCACGTGAGTTTCGCTCGTTTAGTTTCTCAATATAAGAAATTGCGTTCTGAAGGGACTCAACGTCGTTGGCTCGCATCTCTGCAGCCTCTTGTTCGGTTTTTGGAACATCTCTACTCAGGCGTTTGACGACTTTTCCAGGCTTTTCTTCCGTCTGTGGAGTCTGTCTTTCCGTGCGAGGTTTTTTAGGCAAAGATGATCTGCGTTTTTGTTTTTCTTTTGCTTCCTCAAGTGCTGCTTGTTCGTCGAAAACTCTTTGCATTTGTGCAACCCAGACCTCGCGATTCATTCCGCTATTTTCTGGTTTTAGGTCAGTTGCAAGTCTTTCTTCTTTTTCGTAAGGATCTAGTGAGTCCCAGTTTTTAGGTTTTATCTCAAAGAAACTCTTACCGGTATCGGTTGTTGATCCAACTGTCCTTGAAGGCATTCCTCTACCGGAGCCAGGACTGTGAAGAGCCTGTATTTCTTCTTCGCTAAATCCGAGATCTCGCAAACGCTTAAAACGATTTTCTTCAAGACGCTTCAACATCTCTTTGGCTGGAGTTGCATCGATCTGACCTTTGTCGTCACGAACAACCATTCCTGGTCTACCTTGAGCTCCAGAAGCTATTTTTGGTGTGCGAGGAGTTGCTGGACGCTCAAACGCCGTACCCTCTTGAACTAATTTGTCACCATCTGCGTCTATCGCATTTGGATCAAATCTGCCGGTGAGTACGCGACCGGCACGCCTAGCTTTTCCCGGGCCACCGCCCCCGATTGAGCCGCCTAATGATTTAAACGCCGTGTCAATTGCATCAGTGAATCCGTCAGGAAGTCCTGAGGTGATTACGATTCCATCCTCTGCGACATAAGTTTCAACCCTGTAGTAATCCAAGATTGGATCAATTGCCTGCTTGACGCGGAAAGCATCTTTTGTGTCCACCGGGATTAAGTGCTCTTCGGTTTTTTCTTGCATTTCTTTTTCTGCAGATGAAAGAACTTCCTGAAGTGACTCAACGGCAGATCTAAGTTTTGAAAGATTTCTAGAGCTAAGAACTCGTCCTGCTTTGTATTCAATCTCTCCACCAAGGAGTTCATCTAGCGTCTCTAGCTCAATGTCGTCTGACTTGCGACGCTTCTTTGCTCTTCTGAAAACACCACCCAGAATGTTATCCCAGATTGCCTTTTCATCAGCACCACCTTCGACCAATCCTGATTGTTCGCCGTCGTCAAATTCTTCTTCGTCTTCGACATCTGAGGAGTAAGCCTGTTCCGTGACGGAAGCTTTAATTCCAGGACGATTCATATCCATAGCTGGAACATACATCGTCTGCTTGATAACTCTTTCTGGTCTGGAGAACATGAATACTCGTCCGCCATCAGGTGTATGGTATCCAACCCTGAAGAACGAGCTCTCTCCGTCACTTGTCATTCTTTCAAACAAAACCATATTGTCTGTGGCTTTGATAATCCTGACTCTTGATCCAGTCCTCTTCATCAGTTCAACAAGAAGTTTTGCTTTTCTGGAATCTTCTGCCGAAGTGGCGACTCCCTCTGCAAACAGATTTGTGTCTTGCGCGTCATCGTCTTGATTATAGGTAGAAGGAATGCCTGCAACTATGGATGTTCTTCTCATATCCATTATCGGCATGTGATTTTTTTCTTCGCTCTTTACAGAAATTGTTCCAGTCAACTGATTTGCGCCGTGCAGAACAGGGCTAACTTCGTAAAGCTCAACTTCCTTGAGGATATTTGCCTTCATGTTTTGATCATAAACAGCGTCAAGAGTTTTGTAGCCGATCGACCACTCTTGTTCAACACCAAAAAACGCTACGTTGGCAAATGCTTCTTTTCCTTTTTCTGATTGCAGATTAAACTGCACTCTTGCATAGAGTCCGCCAATTCCAGCAGCCTTCATTTTCTGAGGAAGACGTGGATCGCTTGCTGGAACTTCGTACATTTCAAGAACTTTGCCAATTGGCTCATTCCAGTTGTGGCCCCAAACCACTCGTGGCTTACGGCGCAGCAGACTCTTTGAGAATGCTCCAGATATAACTACGTCGCCAACAGAGTCCTTATTGCCAATTCCGGCAACGAAACACTCAACAATTCCTTCGGCTTGGTCTACGTTTATCTGACCAGCGTTACCGGCCTTGTATTGAATGTCTTGTGTCACTGTGAGATCTCCTCTTGTACATAGAAATGATAAACCACTTCATGTACGTATGCAGGAAACAAAACCAATTAAACGATTAAATTACAGAAATAATTTAAGTAAATTACTTTTTAAGTGTAGAGCCGAATCTCCAGGCCCTAACAGTCTCTGCTTCGGCGATTTCAAATCTCTTCTTAGCAAGGAGGTTTGTAAAGGCGCTTACTGTGTAAGCCCTAAAGGCAGTACTGCGATCATCTTCGTTCTGAATATGAACAACATCTCTAACGGCTTGTTTTATTTCTGCTGAAGTCTCTTCGTTTATTTTCTTTATTCGTTCCATTTGTGATTCAAGTTGAACAAATATCTCTTCCTGAGGAAGGGATTTAACTTTTCTAGATCCAACCCCGTCTGATTTGGCTGCGTCAAGAATGATTGCCGACAAGACGGGTCTGATGTCTTCGTCCATTTGTCTTGCCCATGTTTCAGGGCTAAGTATTGACTCAACATCTAAAGAACCACTTGACAGTTGTTTCTTGGACTTTGCGCCAGCGGCTTTTTCAAGCACAACTCTCTGCTGTCTATCGAAAACTCGCTCAAGAGCCCTGTTTAGTATCTCGGTCCATCTATCCATTTCTATGGATTGCAAATGTTCTGATTTGTATTGCATTTCTGACTCATACAAAGAAGCTTGACCAGCTGGAATTGGGGCTGCCGCTGTTTCTGGTGACATTGGTGCCTCTGCTCCTGCTGCCGCAAGAGCGCCAGACATCGTTGTTGGATCAAGCGGGTTGGCTGGTTGCCCATCTGGGGTCATCATTCCACCAGCTTGTTCTGCCCCAGGAGCCGCTGGTGCTCCAGGCATTCCAGGTATTCCAGCGCCAGGAACCTGTGCTTGCGGCGAAGGCATCGGTTTCTCTGTGTTTCCAATTGGTGTCAAGTTTGGATTCTGCAACATTGAATCAGCAAGATCACTCTCTACTGTTTTCTTGCCAGTTGCTTTTCTGTATTCGTTTGCGCTAATAAGACCGTTCTGGAATTCATCCATCACGTATCTCTCTCGCTCTTGCTTATACAAAATAAGAATTGGAACTTCGCTTAAATCAAAGTCAACATAGTTTTCGTCATCAAGTTCATCGAAAGCTCTTGCAATCGGCTCAAGATGGGGAAGCATTGTTTCGTTCCAGAAAACTCTGTGTTCTTCTGCTGCGTTTGAAAAAGTTCGTCCTGCAGCATTTCCTATTACCGACTCTGGAACACCAAATGAAGCAAGTATTTCTTCTTTTGTTATTTGTCGCATCTGTATGTATGCGGCGTCACGAGGATTTGATGCAGTATCAACAAAGTCAACACCATCATCAGACGAAACTACTGAAGTAGAGCCGCTTCTGCTTAAATTACCCCTGAATCTACTGCGTAATTCTTCTTTATCTTCGTCGTCAATCTCGCCGCGCAGAACAAGCAATCCACCCGGCCTGCCATCGTTCATGAGGAAGTTTCTGTTGTACAGCTTTGCCATGTTTTCAATCTCTATAGCAACGCCAGCTGCTTCCATTGGCGTCATTGACAGATATGGGTCAAGAGGGTGAGGCTTTCTAACCCAAACAACATCTTCTGGCTTCATGATTATTTTTTGACCATGAGGCAACATAACCTCATACCCAGAAACGAATGTCTTTGGATCCGGGATTGGAGAAGTTGATTGAGGTGGTAGTAGGTTTAGGCCTATTATTTCGCCATTTCTAGAGCGTACTTTTTCTATGAACACGCCTCTCGTGCTGATCAGCAACTGAGAAGAAAGTCTGTACCTAAATATAAAGGAGTTCTCTCCAATATTTGATTTCGTATTCAGGACTTGCAGCAGTGTTGATTTGTCAGCTTTTGTACCGACAATGATTTCACCGTGGTTAGAGTTTCCTTTTCGCAAGATCATTGGAAGTCTTGCCTGATTGCCGGCAATAGCATCGACGCATCTTGAAACCCAAGTAACACGCTGCATGCCTTCTCTGTACGCACGCTCTATGTCCCATGAGTCTTTGTATCCCCTTGTGGTAAAGCCAGGGTTATTTGCTACTGGTGCACCAGGACCCAGAGCCTTTTCGCTCTGATTTCCAAAAAGAGATTTGTTTGTCGTTTTATTCCAAGCCATAGTTACTCAACTTGGCCTAACAAGAATCCGAATATGCCACACGTTATACCCGCCACAATTAGTCCTAGGGGTGGGGAGATTAAAGCCGCACCAATGCTTGTAAACAGTATAAATGAACACATAAACAAATTGGCGAAGGTAGAACGGTTAAATCTGCTAAACGCCTTGCGAACAAAATTAAGCATATGCACTAACGTAGCGCATAACTGTGCTCTAATCTGAATAGTGGACAATAAATCTGAAAGCGCTATATGACCGATTGGCAAAAAGTTCTTGACTACCTCGAGCCAAAGATGCCTCCGTTCGTACCAGAACAACCATCTTTAAACCAAAAAGTTTTTTTAAGAACCTATGGGATTGAGGCTCTTTTCGGTGGGGCGGCTGGCGGAGGGAAGTCTTCAGCCTTATTGATGGCTGCTATGCAATATGTAGATGTCCCTGGATATTCGGCCATTCTTTTCCGTAGAACCTTTGCAGACTTGTCTCTTCCTGGAGCCTTGATGGACCGATTCAGGACATGGATCGCCCCAAATGACGAGATCCACTGGAACAACAACAGCTTTATCGCCACATTCCCGTCTGGGGCAAGAATTTCGTTTGGTTACTTGAACAACCAAAGCGACTATCTTCGTTATAAGGGTTCGGAATTTCAATTTATAGGAATGGACGAGGTCACGGAAATCAGAGAGAGCGACTATAGGTACCTGTTCTCCCGTTTGCGCAGACCAGCAACTGGTCCATTATCGCAAGTTCCACTACGAATGAGGGCTGCCTCAAACCCTGCACCTAATTGGGTGAGGCAACGGTTCATTGTTGAAGGAATTGAAAAAGGACGCATCTTTGTGCCGTCCAAGTTGGCAGACAACCCTGGGGTTGATGCCGCCTCGTACCGTCAGGCCCTACAGGCTCTTGATCCAGTAGAGCGAAGAAGGCTGGAAGAAGGCGACTGGTGGAGCACTACATTGGGCTCTCTTTTTGAAAGAACATCGCTTGTAATTGTTGATGGAAACGAAATTCCACAAATGACATCTTCTGCTCGGGTAGTTAGGTTTTGGGACCTTGCGGCCACGGAACCATCAGAAAAGACACCGAACCCTGACTGGACGGTTGGCACTTTGATGCTCTTTGATCAGGGCGTGGCTTATGTTCTTGATGTCAAAAAAGCCCGAGTGAAGGGCGACAAGGTCGAACAGCTGATAGCGCAGACAGCGTACGAAGACGGGCACGCTGTTCCGATACGCATGGAACAAGAACCAGGGTCCTCTGGAAAAGCACTTATGGATCAATATGCAAGATACGTTGTTCCAGGTTATGATTTTTCTGCATTACGAGCTACAGGGGATAAAGTCACAAGAGCAAGACCTTTCGCCGCCGCAGTCGCCAACGGAAATGTCCGTGTCGCACGCGGACCTTGGCTAAGTGAGTGGCTAGACGAATTTGCTTCATTCCCGGAGGCATGCGATCACGACGACCAAGTCGACTCTGCCGTTGGGGCATTTACGTTTTTAACTGGATTGGGGTTGCCTCAAAGGAATCGTGTCGCTATCATCGTTTAGGAAATTACTAACCCACTACTAAAGGTGACAAAATGACTCTCATTGAAGAGGTGTCCAATTTCCGTAAGTTGATATTTGACCTAGAAAACAAGATTCAAACAGAGTTTGCTTTACTAGAGGTCAATCAAGAAAACCTAGAAGCGATGTGCAACTTGCTTGTTCAAATGAACCTTGTTAAGCGAGACATTGGTTTCGTTTACGACGGTGTATCAAAAACAGTGGCTCACGCAATGGGCGACAAGAACATGCTCAATGCTAACGATGGGGCAACGGTTGAGAAGAAAATGTCATACGACCGTAAGGGTTGGCAACATAAAGACCTTGGTCGCGCCGTCGCTCAGAAAATTAGCGAGATGTCCGTAGACATGGATACTGGCGAAATAGTGCTTTCCCCTGAGGACATGGTGGTGAAACTCCTCGATTACATGCAACCTTCGTATTGGCGAACAACAGAACTATCAAAAGTGGGGATCAACGCAGATAACTACTGTGAAACAGGCGATCTAAAAACCAGCATTATCGTACGAAAGGGAAATGCAGAATGAACATTTATCAACAACTTACAGAACCGTTCCCGCAAGAGATGGAGCGAAGCCTCAATAAGGGCGGAGCAAACCTCACATACATTCCGGTAAGCGAAGTTATAAACAGGCTCAACAAAGTCATTGGTGTTGACAAATGGTCATACTCGGTTAAGTCGTGGCAACAACTAGGAAACTCAATTGTTGCTCACGTGACACTGACTGCCGATATTGACGGGAACACAATCAGTAGAGATGGTGTTGGTGGTCAAAAAATCAAGATGACAAAGCAGGGTGAGCCTGTAGATATTGGCGATGAAGTAAAGGGCGCTGTCTCTGACGCACTAAAGAAAGCCGCTCAGGCTTTTGGTATTGGTTTGTATTTGGCACGAAGCGAAGATGCAATGGAGATTGAACAAGTGATTGAAGCAGCAGCAAACGTTGACCCTGAAGCAGAAAAAGTTTGGGTGGATTTCGTTGCAATCAGCAAAAAGTTAAGCGCAGAACAGCGTGATGCTTTGACTTCATTTTGGTCAACCTATAGCAACAACAGCCCAAAGCCAAAGTCGCCTAGCGATGCGAGCATCACTGATCTTAGGGCTTTGCATGGCGAGGCTGTGAGACTCTCATTTGGCGGAGAGTATGTCGTTATTGGAAACTGACCTCACTCCTCCTCCATACCTGTCTCCATCATCAATAGGTACATTCCAAAACTGTCAACTTAAATTTAAATACAACAAAATAGATTTAATTCCTGACAAGCCAACACAAGAGACGATGCTCGGAAACTTTGTCCATGAAACGCTTGAACTTTTTTATGCTTATGACAAACAGGACAGAACATTACCACTTGCAAAAACTCTTATGTCACAAACCTGGAATGGGTATGGTGATGTTGAGGGTTGGAAAGAAAAGATTTCAACACTGATCCAAGGGGAAGAAAAGCTCAGGGCTTTCAGGTGGCAGGCTTGGTGGTGTATTGAGAACTTGTGGAAAAT